TCAGCCCGCTACGGCCTTGATCGGGACCGTGAGGTGGTGGTCCCGTCCCCGTACTCGTCGGAGCATCCCGGGGCCGTCGCTCTGGTAGAGCGTGCCGTTCCATCTGATGCGGTGCGCGGCAGGGTTGTAGTTGAACGCGGGCAGGAGCGCCCGCAGCTCTTCCACGAACGCCGTACGCCCGTCCTCGGAGGTGTTGAGAGCGGTCGACGTGTAGCCGACATAGGCGGGCAGGGTGGCAAGGAGCGCGCCACCGTCCGTCTCCACGATGTCGACGGTGTCGTGCAGGTGCGACGTCGAGCCGGTGACCACGATGGCCCCCGGCGTCGGCCCGCCTCCACCTCCGACGACGAGGCTGTTGAGGTAGACGTAGGCGCTCCCCCACGAGGTATCGCCGTCGATAGTGAATACGAGGTCCGCCGTCGCACCTGTAGCGGTGAACGTGACCGTTGACGTCCCGAGCGCCAGGGTGACGGACTGGCCCTCCACGGCGACCGCGAACGTGCCGGGCTCGTCGGCCCACTCGAACTGGTCCACGTTGACCGCTACCTCGTACTCGACGTCTGCTGTGAGCCCGGTCAGGGTTCGGGTCGCCGTGGCCGTGTCGACGCTCGCGCGCAGGCACAGATAGGAGTCGCTTGGCAGGCGCGTCATGGCCCCGGACCAGTTGGGCAGGTCCGCGGTGGCAACGCCGGCCACGGTGTAGTCCAGGTCCACAACGCTCATGCGGTGCGCCTCCGGTACAGGTGCAGGATGGCCAACTCGGGGAGCGTGAAGCCGTTGAGCACCGCGGGGTTCTCGGCGTAGTCGGCCGTCTGGTAGCGGCTGGCCTGCTCGGGGTTGGCGGTGAGTCGGGCGCACGCGCTGACGATGACGGCCGCGAGGCCGGCGTTGGGCTCGTTGACCCCGACGCCGTCCGTGAAGCCGTTGCCGCGCACGTAGGCCCGGACGAAGGCAGTGACGATCGGTAGATGCTGCTGGGCAAGGCTGACGATGGCGACCTCGTCAGCCTTGCCCAGGTATGCAGCCACCGTCTCAGCGGTGGGCGTGGTCATCAGGCGGCCGTGACGCCCTCAAGCGTGACGACGGCCTCACCGTTGAGCGGCTTGGCGTCGTAGCGCGCCACGACACGGATCGCCTGCTGGTCGTAGTCCCCGAACGTCTGGTCGAGGATCTTGACCGAGGGGGCCATGTCGCGGGCGACGGCCACCTGGGTCGGGTCCCAGAGGGCGATGACGGACTCGTTCGTACCGGTGCCCAGGTTCTTCGGGATGCGGCTCGTGACGGTCACGGCGTGGCCCAGGAGCGTGTACCCGCCCGCAGCGGTCACGTCCGGCTGCACGAGGTACTGACCCGTGCCGGACGCCTTGAGCTTGCGGATAGCGACGAAGTCGCGCGGGTTCATCATCCAGCGCAGGGCCGCGGGGTCGACGTCGGCCGCGAGCGCCAGGCCCTCGGCGTCGTGCAGGTCGTCGATGCTGACCGCGCCGACGCCGGTGATCTTCTGGCGGTCGGCGTAATTGATCAGACCGAGCGGCTTGGTGCCGTTGGTCGTGGTGCCCGCGATGAACTCCTTGTCGAGCGCCGTGGCGACGTCGCGCACGAGGCGGTCACGGAGCGCGGCGTCCAGGCTCACGACGGACTGGCGGGCGAGCTCGTTGGAGAAGCGCGTGAGGGTCTTGACCGAGAGCATCGTGTCCGGCAGGAGCACGACCTCGTCGAAGTCGGGGTTGACCTCGGTGATCTGAGCGTTCTGTCCGGCCCAGCCCGGCGAGGTCTCGCCGCCCAGCTTGGGGATGCGGACGCTCGAGCCGTTGGTGTCGAAGACGCGGGGGCCGGAGGCGAGGAAGACGGACGCGGCCTCGAGGGGCTGCACGAGGATCTTCTGGACCTGCTCGGCGGTGAGCTCCGCGGCGGTGGTGGTGGAAATAGCCATGATGTCTCCTGAGAAGTAGAGGGGTTCGCTTCTCGGACACCAGGCCCACGAGCAGAGGGCGCCGGACACCAGGCCCGACGCCCTCCACTATACCCTATGGGGGTATCAATTGGTCGCGATGGAGAACACTGTGTCGGTTCGCAGTGACAGCACGATCTCGTCGTCCTCGTTGTAGAACTTCGTGAAGCTGCCGTCCTCGCGGTAGCCCTCCGCCTCGAGTTCGTACTGCGGCACCATGTTCGACATGCCCTTGTTGACGATGAACTTCACCATGGCTGACCCCCTTGTCAGTTCGCCCCGGCCCGGAGTAGGCCCGCGAGGCTGACGCCGCCACCGTCGCCCGAGGCGCCCTGTCCGACGTCACCGGCGACCCTACGGCTGGCCAGGTGCGGCTTCCTAGAGAGCAGGTCAGAAATCGCCCGCTCAAGGTCCTCAGGGTCATCCAGGTGGGCCTCGTCGTAGGGCAGGTCCGTGGGGTCTGCCAGGCGACCTGTGGCGCTCACAAGGGCCGTGTGGAGCCGGGTGGCAAGGTCGTCGGCGCGCTTCGCCTTGTCCCGGTAGCCCGCGGACTCCCGGCGCAGCTTCTCCACGTAGTCGCGGGGGAAGGTCTCGGGCTCGGGCTCCGGGTCTTCGGTGACCTCGGTGACCTCGGTGACCTCGGCGTCGGCCTGCTCGGGCTCGGTGGTCTCCGGGGTCTCGACAGGCTCAGTGGTCTCGTCCTGCTCGGTGATGTCGGTCATGAGGTCGCCTCTCAGTTGGTAACGATGGTCTGGGTGCACGAGCACCCGGTGTGGTGAAACATCTCCATGTCGGCGGCATAGACGTGTCCGCCCGCCGCCCACTTGCGGCACAGCTCGCACGCCGAGCCGGACACGGTGCGTACCCATCCGGTGATCTCCGGGTGGTGTCCTACGGCCGTGGAGAACGCGCGCTGACCGGCTTGCAGGGGCTCGGCGCGGCCCAGCCGGGCCACGCGCTCGGGGGTGACAGCCTCGAGCGCCAGGAGCGTCCCAGCGGCCTTGTGCAGCCGCGTGGACTCGCCGGGGTCCACGGATAGCCCCAGGGTCGCCACGGGCTTCCTGAGGGCCGTCATGAGGTTCGCGGCCAGGGCCAGGTCTGCCAGGGCCACGGCGCGCGCGTTGCCCTTCACGACGACGGCCGCGATCCCCGCCACGGCCTCGTCGTAGCTCAGGCTGCCCTCGCTGAACGCCGCGAAGATGGCGAGTACTTTCGCCTCGGTCGCGGCGCTCAGCTTGGTCAGGTGGTCGCGGAACGTCACGCGGTCAGCTCCCCGAGGTCGACGGCGGCGGAGTCGAGCGCGGTCGAGCGGATCGCCTGGCGCACCCGGTCCACCTGGGCGGGCGTGTAGCCGAGCTGGTCGGCCAGGACGACGGGCAAGGGCACGCCGATGCCGGCGAGCTTGGCGGCGGCGTCGGCGGACTGTGCCAGCGTCCGGGTCTCGGGGTTGGCCCACACGGTCTCGACGTCCAGCGCCATCGGGTCGGAACCGTCGCGCACGGCCACGACGAGGCGGGCGACGTCGGCCCAAGCGGTTCCGAGGGACCGGTGCAGCGCGTAGGCGCGGGACACCAGGGACGCCTCAGCCGACCGGATCGCGTCGGCGCTCGGGGGCTGGTCGCCGTTCAGCCCCAGATAGTGAGGCGGGAGTCCGGTGACCGCGCCGATCTGCTGCGTCAGGAGCGCGGCGGCGTCGGTGTATCCGTCGAGCCCGGC